GCGCACCGGTCGCGAGTCGGCGGTCGTGCGCGCCGTCGTACTCGATCGCGTCCGCAAGCGCGGCGAGCAGCTCCGCCGTGATCGCCGCATCCGCCGCAGCCTCCGCGCCGACGAACTTCCCGCGGAGGTCGAGCCCGACCGCGGGGGCCGGTGCCGGCGGCACGTCGGGACGTTCCGGCTTCTGGAAATGGGAAAACGCCAGCCACGCCACCAGGATCCACGGGGCGACCCGGAACAGCGTCACCCCGCCGGCGGCCGGTGTCGCCGGCGCGCCCGGGGGCGCGAGCCCGGGCGGCCCGATAGGCGGCAGAGCCGGCGCGCCGGCGGGGGCCGCGGATCCACGCCAGGAGAGGTAGGCGACGGCGGCGGCGACGAAGAGCAACGGGAGAGGGATCGTCACGCGGTGGCCTCCAAGAGCGGGCGTTGGCCGGCGGCCGCGGCGATCCGCGCCCGGGCGATCTCGACGTACTCCGCCTCGCGCTCGATGCCGACGAAGTCGAAGCCCTCAAGCACGGCGGCCTTCCCGGTCGAGCCCGAGCCGGTGAACGGGTCGAGCGCCACGCCGCCGGGTGGCGTCACGAGGCGGCAGAGGTACCGCATGAGGGCGGTCGGCTTGACGGTGGGGTGGTGGTTATTTGCGGGCAACACCCGCTTTTTTCCTTCCGTCAGGTCGTCTTCTTCGCCTCCCCACACGCCAACCGTCCTTGACTCCAGCCCCTCGCACCCTTCATCCCGATCCGCCTTGCTCGCCTTGGCGCAGTAGAAGAACCGGGCGGCGGAACCGGTGAGCGACTTCACCTCGTCGCTGCCGTCGTGGATGACGTTGGCGGGCCAGCGGCCCGGCGGATTCTCGCGCGTGAAAACGCGGTCATCTTTGCCGTATCGGCCGTTCGCCCCACTGTTGCCGCTGCGAATGGTAGTGGTTGATTCCGTGCCGATGCGGCACCCATCAACGTTGATCCCGCCCGCGCCGTGCGTGAGCACGTTCTCCGCGACGGTGCCGCAGAGCGGCTTCCGGGCCACGATGATCGGCTCCCAGGCGGGCTTCAACGCCGTGCCCCAGCCGGACCACTGGCGGGCCGCGTCGGTGGCGGGGGCGGTGATGAGATTGACCGACTGCGGGATTCCGTTACCGCATCCGTACTTCTCGCTCCCAGCGTTGCGACGTTCGCCCGTAACGCTGGAAACGCCAATCACCTCCCGCTCCGCTCCCGCCGCCTTGTCGATCGCCTTCGACACATCGTGCGACTTCGGGAAACCGCTGCCGTAGACCCACATCACGCAGTCGCGGATCTCCCAGCCCGCATCCTCGATGGCACACGCGAGCCGGTGATACGTTCGCGTGCCGCCGAAGGCGAGCAGATGGGCACCGGGCTTGGCGACGCGCATCGCCTCCGTCCAGAACTCCACGCCGGGCACGCCGTGATCCCAGCCCTTGCCCATGAACGAGAGCCCGTACGGCGGGTCGCACACGACCGCATCGACGCTCTCGGCGTCCATGCTCGCCATGACCTCGCGGCAGTCCCCGTTGTGGACGACGAACGTCACGCGGTGGCCTCCGGTGCGGGCACCGCCCGCGTCAGTCGCAGCACCTGCTCGAGCGCCCCGCCGGCCGCGGCGAGCACCAGCGACCGGACCGCCGGACGGACGATCCACCAGACCGGCCGGGCCGGGAGCGGCACCGCGGCGTCGGCGACGCTGTCGAAGAGCGTGCCGACGCACGCGAGGGCCCACGCCTTTTTCGCCGGGCCGTCCATGCCGGCGATGGTGTCCAGGCCGGCGACCGCCAGGCGGAGCAGCTCGACGACGAGGCTTCCGAACTCGGCGACGGTGAGACCGCCGGCGGCCTTGTCGCGGGCACCGGCGAGGAAGCCGCTGACGGCGGCCTGGAGTTGTTCACGGGTCATCGCTTCCGTCTCCAGATTTCCCGGGCCGGGATCGCCACGCGCGCCGCCGCGCCGCAGGTGCAGCGGAGGTACTGGACCGCCGTGTCCCCGGATCGCTTGGAGGTGCGGACCCGCATCCTGGCACCGCACCGGCATTGACGGTCAGAGGCCATGCGCTTTCATCCTCGCGAGGGCCAGCGCGGCCCGCGCTCCGATGAGCGCGTCGAGCCGCTTCCGGTCGGCGGCGAGCCGGCGGGCCTTGTCGGCCTGGTCGTCGGCCTCGCGCTCGGCGATCGCCCGTTGTTCGGCCGTGGTCAGGTTCGCTGCGGCGAACAGGTCTCGCCGGCGGAGAGCGACCGTGGATCGGGGATAGGCGGGCCTCGTCACGACGGCCACGTCGAATAGCCCCGAGACGCGGTGGATGGTGCGGGTGATGTTCCCCCGCTCATCCGTCGACCAGGTCTCGTGCTTCGGGTCCGGCTTGACGGTGAACGCGAAGGAGGAACCTGCCACGTACCCGCCGCGGATGAGCGTCAGGTACTCGTCGACGCGCGGGCTGGGCTGCGGCGGGGTGGCCCGGTACTCGAGTCCCTTCTCCCCCTCGACGATGTCGAGGGTCTTGTTGCGCGTCCGGCCGAGCGGAAAGCTCTCGTCATGCTGCCAGGTGGCGACCACGTCGAGGCGGCGGCTGGCGAGCACGTCCGCGAACGCACCGCGCTCGAACTTTTCGCGGAACCCGAGATCCTCCGACCACGAGTCCCACGGGGGCGCGACGCCGGCGATGACGGGCGGCTCCCCGTCGCGGAGCTCGACCGCCACGGGGGCGAGGTCGGCCACCAGGAACCGGGTTTCGATCTCGTCGCGGAGGTCGTCGGCGTTCATGGGTTCACCCCCTGGGCACCGGCCACGATCGTGGCCGCGGAATCGGCGAGCGTCGGATAGGCGGCCGCCACGAGGGCCTCGGCGGCGGGAGCGGCGAGCGTCCCAGCGGACACCGCAGCCAGGACGGCCAGGAGCGAGGAGACCTGGGCCTCGGAAAGAGACGCGTCGGCCGCCTCGCGGAGCGGCACGAACCCGGATTGGATGTAGGTCTCCCTGGCCGCCGGATCGTCGAGCTCGGGGAGGTCCTCGAGGTCCCGCATTTCCGACGGGCGAAGCGCGCCCCACTTCGCCAGGACGTCGTAGAGCGAGCCCCGCGCGGCACTGTCGCCGCGGAGGAGGCCGCGGTTGTCGACCTTGCTCTCCACCCCGACGTAGAGCTTGCCGCTCCGCGGGGTAAGGATCGTCCGGTTGATCGCCCCTTCCAGCCTGTTCTCCCAGGGGAGAAGGCACCACACCTGGGCGGAAAGGTGCTCCTGTTCCGTGGTGGCGTACTTCATCGCCTCGCGAACGCCCACGAGCGTCCCGGGCACGCCGTAGACGGTGGCGCACTCGGCCGTCACATCGCGCCGCAGCTGCGAGAACTCCGACGCCTCGTTGCTGTTCCCGTCGATCGTCTGGAGTTTGGCCTTCTTCGGCAGCACAGCCGCGCCGCCGCGGTTGCGGGGCCCGCCGTAGATCTCCTGCCACTGGGCACGGAAGACGCGGATCGCGTCCTCGTTCAGCTGCTCTTCGGTCTCGATGACGATGTCCGGCCGGGCCCCGTTCGACCAAAAGGCATTCGCCGCGAGGTCGAGTTGCCGAGCGAGCGCCACGCTCGTGGCACAAAGGGACGAGGGGACGAGCCCGATGATCCCGTTATCCGACAGCCACCGGACGTGGAGGATTTCGTCCTGGCCGAAGTCGACCCAGCCGGTTTCTCCATTCGGACCGGCTCCCTGCGGGTAGAGGTAGCGGTAACCCAGCGTGCCGTCGCTCATCTTCCGGACCTGCATCCGCGACGGGTGGAGCGGCTCGAGGGCCGAGCAGAATCCGCCCGAGACCGAGGGCACGATCCGCGAGAACGCGTTGCCCCACAGGGCCACGTGGTAGATGGTCGTCTCGACCCATTCGTAGCGGCTCTGCCAGCCGTTGGGGGACTTCGTCAGCACCCCGTAACACGGGAGGTCCATCGCGGCCGCCTTCCGGCCGTCCGGCGTGGTGCGGATCACCCGCATCGGCATCGACGCGATGGACTGCGCGAGGAACCGCACGCACGCGAGAATGGCGGTCGTCCGGATCGCCACCTCGGGGGTGACGGCATCCGCGCGGATGGTCGCCGCCCACGGCCCAGAGCCATCCGAGAGGCCACGGAGCTCCACGGCCGGGCGCGGCGTCGGGGGCGCGGCGCGCCGGAACGTCAGAAGGTCGAGTAGTCCCATGAAAGAATGGGACAGCCGGCAGCCCTGCCGGTGAAGTTCAGAGCGGGATCAACTTGAACTCCCCCGCCTCCGGGGTGGCGTCGGTAGATGCCAGGGCCAGCGAGTTGATGATCGCGAAGATGGGGTCGACCTTCTCCGAGCTCTTGGACTTGTCGGGCCGGATGTTGCCGTTCGGGTCCTCCCAGATGCAGACGTTGTTCGCGGCCCAGCCGACGATCGGCGAGCGGAACCGTATCCGCCGGGTCTTCACGAGGTCCTCGAGCATCTTCGCCGGACCCGTCAGGTAGCCGATCGACTGCCGGACCTTGTGGACCTCGATTCCGTCGGCCTGCATCCGGGTGGCGATCCAGTCGAGGTGCCACGGGTCGCCGCCGACGCCGCGGCATTCCCTCCCCTCGAGGAACGCCATGATGTCGGCATGAACGCGCTCCTGGTCAATCCGGCTCCCCTCCGTGACGGTGAGCCAGCCGTCGCGGGCCCATGACGAATACGGGACGTTGTCGCGCTTCTCGCGCTCGATCATGCCCTCCTCGGGAACCCACGCCAGGAGTTCCACGTCGAAGGATCCGTCGGCGGCGCGGAAAAGAAACGCGGCGGCCGTGAGGTCGTCGTGATCGGCGAGATCGAGCCCGAGCCAGCACGGCCTCCGCTCGAGCGGCTCTGGCGGATCCGCCTGGCATCGCGCGAACTCGTCGCCGTGGAACCAGCGATTATCCCGCTCGGTCCATACGTTGAGCGAGTAGCGGAGCCATCGGCTCATCTTCCGCGGGTCGGTCTTGGCGTCGAGGTAGTCGGCAGCGAACTCCTCCTCGCGGAACGTGGTGCCCATGGAGGGGTTGGCCTTCCGCCAGACCGCCGGATCGGAGTGGTCGTCATCCGGGGCGGCGGCGTAGATCAACCCCAGGAACGACGGGTTGGAGGCCGGGTCAGCCGTCACAAGCTCGGCATCGCGCCACCACTGGAACCCAACGCTGTTGCGGTTGTCGCCGGCGGTCGAGATCGCCAGGACCAGGCCGTTGGGGGTGGCTCGCGTGGCGTAGGTGAGAGCCGAAATCAACTGGTCGGACTTGTGCGCGTGGATCTCGTCGATGATCACGGAGCCGTTCAGGCCCTCGTTCCGGTAGGCGTCGGCCGACAGGCACCGCAACACGTTCCCGTGATCGCGGTTCCTGATGAGGCTTTTGGAGTCGATCACCTCGAGGAGCTTCGATAGCTGCGGGCTGGCCTGCACGAACTTGGCGACGACACGATAGATCTCCCTCGCCTGGAGCCGATCGACCGCGGCGAGGTACACGTCGGCGATGGGGAAATGCGACGTGAGGAGATACTGGGCAATGGCCGCCATGAGGAACGATTTGCCGTTTTTCTTCGGCACAAACACGCACCCGCGGCGGAACCGCAAACGACCGTCGGGCCGCTTCCAGCCGAACAGCGGGTGGATCACGCGCTCCCGTTGCCAGTCGATGAGCTTCATCCGCTCCGGCGGCCCGCCGTCCTGCGAAGGAACTCGGCACAGCTGCTCGATGAACTGGCACGGCCGGTCGGCGGCCGTCTTGTCGAACGTGTAGCCCTCGACCCACTCGGGGCGGTTACCCACGTCGTCCGGTGAACGCGCGGAGCGCGATCTCGTCGGGGTCTTCCTGCTTCTCATTGTCGGCCTCGGCGGGGATCCTGGCATCGCTCGCCGCAGTCAATCCGAAGTCCCGCGCGAGGGCAACGTAGTCCCGGCGCGCGTCGCGGAGGAGCCGGGCCGCCGGATGGGCCTGGGGCCCGCGCTCGGTGGTCACGATGTCGCCCTCCTCGGCGAGCGTTGCGGCGTAGCGGTCACAGTCGGCGGCGAGGAGGCAGAGGAGCGCGAAGGTGTGCGCGAGCTCGGGGCGGAGCCGGCGGGACGCGATGAGCGACGCGGCGTGGAGCTTCCAAAACGCGGCCGCCGGCGCGCAGGCCTTCACCGCCGGCGGCATCTGCACCGGCTTCGCCCGACGCGCCGGCCCTTTGCGCCGGAGTGTGTTCCGGCCTCGAGCCGATTCCGAACTCCCTGGCTGCGGCAGAGGTCCACGAGATCCCATTGGCGGCCTCACGAGTTTTCCGTAACCCCCCACACGCACACGCGGGGA